ATTTTAGGTGCATTAACTACAAATTTACTATTTTCTTCTTCTCCAGTGTCAAAATGGAAACTTCCATTAGTACTAAAACCAATAGCTTTATTTGAAAATAATAATATAGAATCATCCTTAGCGTTAAATATTAAACGATCTGAGGTAATTAATATTTGCTTACCACTATATTTATCTGGTTGCGTTGGTGTATAACTCATTATGTTATTAAATCTTGATTAGCATCAGTCCAATCTCCTTGATCAGGAGACCAATCTGTGTATCTATTATCTTTTTTAGCTATTCCTCCTCTATCTCTATAATAACTAGATATGTCAGGATTATCTGTTTTTAATTTTAAACCTTTATAATTACCATTTGCTCCTTTAAAAGTTTCTTCATATGCTATATGAACCCAAGATGCTCGAGATTTAGGATTAGTTCCTCTTTCTGGGTGTTCCCAAATCATACATCTCCATGTTTCAAAGTTATTTTTTATATAATTAAATATTTCTGAAGTAGGTACATTTTTTACTTGTATATCTGCTGCTGCTCCTCTTGTATGTTCTCCTTTTCCACTTCCTCCTATTCCAGGATGTTTATCTAATTCATTACATCTATAACATGATGTTATTACCATATCATCTCCATATTTTTCGTGTAGAGGTGTTAATATATTTACTGCTAGATTTTTTAAGTTATTATTTATATATTCATAAGTCTTTTCAGGATCATTTGAGTTTAAACTATCAACTCCTGGAAGATTATTTATATTATTTGCTTTAGCTGTGTCAGAATATACTAAATCATTTAAAGTATATACCCCATATGGTCCTAATTCTGTTAAAACATCTTCTGTAGTTGTTCCCTCATCTGATCCTGAGGGAATTATTATAGGAATTGGATTATCATCTGGGTCGGGGGGGATAGGTATTAAATCTTCAGATTGAGGAGTAATTTCGTTATTATCTGTTTCTTTTTCTACTTCATAAAAACCAACATCTCCACCTGCTTCTAATACTTCTGCTTCATAATCCCCAAATGGATCATTTGAAATTGGATTAGAACTTGTTGGAGTAGGTTGAATACTAGGGACATAAGGTTTACTTTCATCAGTAAGAAATTCTTCATTAGATATAGGTGTAGGAGTTGGTTCTATTACTACTGTGTTGGCTGGAACTTGTGTAAATTGAACTTCTATAGGAACTGGGGCTATAAAATTAGCTCCAAATGATTTTTGATTTGTAGATGCAGGAATAAAGTTAGATAATTGTTGGGTAGAGGTCATATATAATGAAGAATTATCATTATTAATATCTTCTACTGTAGGGATCCATCCTGTAGTTAAATTTTTATCCTGGCCGTTTCTTATAATAGTAATAGGATCTCCTATAGATCCTGTTGAACTCCATGGGTTATTAATATCACTAGTAGATCCAAATCTAATAGAATTCCCAAATCTTCCTTCTATAATATTATCACCTTCATAAGGTAATAATGATTTTATATTTAATTGTTCATTAAAATAGTTTCCTAAAGGTATTTGAGGTGAATCTGTAGGAGGTTTGATTATACCATTTTGGGTATTTTCATAACCTCTAATAGTTGTGGCTTCTTTTAAACCTTTTACTGTAGGTAAAGCATTATGATGAGGATGATTCCATACATTAATATTAGGAAAATAATAATTAGTAATAGAATTAGGAGTATTATAAATTTTTTTATCGTTAGCACTAATAATTAGTACTATCTCATTTATGAGAGGATAACTTTTAATAAAAGAAAAAAGTGGTTTTGCAGAGCTAGCAAATTTTTCAGATTCTAAAGGAGTATCATCTTCTATTTTGGTATAAAAAATAGTACCTATAGAATCATAATTACCAAATTCATTAAATTTAGGATGATTTTCATCTAAGATAATATCAATAACTCTTACAGATATTAATCTTTGACCAGGTTGGGTGACAGCAGACAGTAAATCTGATGTATTTACAGATGTACCTTTAATTATCGCCATTATTTTTTTTAGGTTCTTTTTCTGTTTCTTCTATAATATCTTGTAACTGATTCATTTCTTCTTCAGTTAACATATCACCCCCTCCATTAGTTGCAGCTCCTGTTGATAAGCGTTGTACAATAGCGGCCATTTTTAATAGATGGTCATCATTTTTAACGCTAATTTCCATATATTCTTTAATTAATGGAACAACAACAGTAGCGTCTCCTAAATTTTGGATGAGGGGTCTTAATTCAGCTATGAGCTGACCTATTTGTTTGCCTTTTTTCTTCTGATTAGTGTGGATTTCTTTAAGAAGATCAGAAAATGTTTTATCGTCAAATATTACTTGGCCTAATGGATCCATATTTTTGTTTTGTTATAAATATAGAATCTTTTAAATTTTTACATATCCCGTTTTATCATATTCATTATATAATTCACGATATTTTTTCTTAAGTACTTTAGTTACTTTAGTTATTACGGGAGTATCTACATTTGTTATTTCACGAATATAAATATAAAGTGCTTTTTTATTAAAAATTTCTAAATTTTCTCTACGTTTAAATAATATATTAACAGCATCACATACTTTTCTGTCTTGATCCTTTTTAAATAATCTAAACATATGTTCATCAATATATTCTGTAAAATAATCAATAAAATCTTTCATATCTTGTTTACGATCAGGACGTCCAAGTTCATGAATTACTTTATCATCTTCGTCTGCTGCTAATACGTCTGTAGTTACTTTTTTCTTTTTATAATTAGTATTATTATAAAGAATAAGGTAATTTTTACCCACAATACTAAAATAAGAAAAGGCCTTTGAACCTTTGGTGGGATCAAAATAATGAAGTTTTTCTAAAAGAAAACAAACAACTTCATGTTTTAAATCTTCTAAATCGTCTACCTCTGTATAGTAAAATTTGAATGTGTGGATGAGGTTTTCAGCTAACTTATAAAACGAATAATTTATACGTTCGTTAAATATTTTATTTCTAGTTGCTTCATTATTAGAAGCTAAATATTCACCAATAGCTAATTCAGTATCGTGAGTAAAGTACATTCTTGTACTTTTTCTACCTCTTTTTTTCTTCTTTGGAGTAGGAGAACCGACATTTGTCGGTTCTTTTTTTTCTATTTTATTCATCTATTATCTCATACGAAACTCATTTAAGGCCTCTTGAATTTTTTTAATTTCTTCAAAAAACCATCCAATCTCGTCATCTGCGTAAAATACCCCTTTTTGATCTATTTGTTTTAATCGGGTATCACAAGCTGCAATTGCGTCGCTTTGTTTATTTATAAAATCCTCCATCACTTCATTTTTCTTAATAAGATTCCTTATTGCAACAAAAGAAATTGAAATTGATAGAGTTAATAAAATTACTAATATTATTTCCATTTAATCTTCATTAAAGAACGAATCAATAACACCTAATGTAGCTGCTGATAAGTTCGGATTATTAGCTTCATTTACAGCTTTAGACTTACGTTGTATCTTATCTGCTTTAGAAGCATTTTTAGGTTTAGCTGAAGGTACTGAATTTGTATTATTATTCCATTGTTCAAATTCAATTTGAGCCGCCATATGATCTGCTTGATGCATTAATATAGGTAAGTGGGTACGTAGACGGGTTTCTTTTTGACCTGACATAAAATAAAATTTATTCGAATCATCATACAAACCATCATGAATTTTAATTGTAATATATTCATTTTGAGTTACTTTACAACCAACTTCCTGTAGTATAAATAAAGATCGTTCAGGAACTTTCATAGCAGGTATATTAGTATTAAACTTATATACTTGACCTAATTTATCAACATGCCATTGAGAATCGTTGGGTTGATAATACTCACCTTCTTGTTGACCCATTTTACCCAAATCATGAAATAATGCAGCAAAACGCATTTCTTCTATTGTGTATGTATCCATATCACCACCCTTATTATTCCAAACTGTATATAATGCATTAGCACAGTCTAAAACACGTAAAACGTGATCACAGTATCCACCAGCAAATGCTGAATGGTGCCAATTTTTAGATGATGCAGGCATCATCATAAATCGTTCTTCATATTTTTTAAGAAATGGTAATAATATAGATGAACGTTCTTCACTTATATTATTTTTAACCTCAGTAAGGTAACGTTCCCA